CGTGATGCACACTAAATCGTTAAGATAGCCATCTGTTGGTGTTATTCCATCGGCTTCATACTTATCACCTTCATAGCAGCCCATTTCATAACATTGTGAAAATTGCATAGATGAGCAACCAGCTGGTCCTGAAAGATAATACCCAAAAGTACCATTAAGTTCAAATGTTAAGCCTTCAGGGTCCAGACCGGTAGAGCAGCCGCAATCTTCTTCTAGGGTTGTTGGGTCTATTGTTATTGAAAGAGATATGCAAGAAGGGCAGCAGTTTGATAAAGATTCTGGACCTGATGGGTCACAGATTGAAGCGTTTAAGCCACCTAAATTATCGCAACTTTCTTCCATTACAGTGCCGCCTTGCGCCTCACAAACGTCAGGAAGAAGGTCTTGACACCCAATAAAACCTGAAGAGTTATCGCCATCAAAGCAGCAACCCCTTAAAGTAGGCTCTGGAGTAGTAGAGGTAGTAGTTGTAGTTGTGGTTGTGTTGCTTTCGACACAGCCGCAGGTATCGCAATCAAAGAAGGTGCCGGGGGCGCAAATGGTTGATGGCGCGCCATCGCATCCACAGTGGGCAGAAAAGCAGGTGCAAGGATCTGAGGTGGTGGTCGTTGTTGTTGTTGGATCGCCAACTCCGCACTCTACAGAGGCGCAGGTTTGATTAGGAAAATGAACTCCAGCGGGTCTTGAGAGACAATCATTTGAAGAAACGTTATCTTGACACACTCTTTCTATAGAGTCATAGTAACAGCACGCGCCGGTATCTGGCGGTGGAGGAGGTGTTACTAATCCGTCACATTGACAACACTGTGTCATTTTTTACTCCTAAGTTCCAGAGCAGCTTACAAACACTGGTCTATGCTCGCCATTAACCATCATAGTAACAACAAAAGCTGTACCGCCAACAGCTCCCGGACCATGAATATTTAATCTAGGATCTCTATTAACAACAAGTATTCTTCTATCTGTGCCAAACCCATTTTCATATGTTCTAGTTGTCATCCAACCGCTTGTAGGAGATGTGTAGGACGTTGGAGCGTAAATATAATCATTCATAAATCCTTCATGTGTTCCAAACCAAGAGTCACAAGTTCCAGTTTCTGAACTGTAATTGTTACCAACGGTCTTTTGTATAAACGCTCCACTCTCGTTGACCCTTGCTATTCCAGTACCTTCATTAATCCATCTTTGGATATTTTCAGTGGTATGTCCATCATGAACGCCGAAGTCGGTTGTGTCTCTAACAACCTCTAGTGGCGCTTGAGGTGTTAGGTTAGCATGACCAATAGAAATTTGTCTTTTCTGCGTATTACCAGCTATCGTGTTTTGGATATTAAGCTTATCGCTGAACGCTCCACTGGCGTACATCAATCTTTGGTGATCATCTAAACCAGCAACTATCTCAATATTTCTCTGGCCGCCCTCATTTCTAAACACTTCACCACCAAGGGCGTGAGCGCCAATACCAATACAGTTTGGGTTTGTAGCGTTTTCGCCAGCATTTGGGCCAATAAAGATAGATTTATTAGAGCCGTCAGAATTTTTACCAGCCGAATTACCAATACAAATAGTGTCATTTACATTAGCAGCGTCAAAACCTGCATTGTAACCAATGAATATACAGGCGGTGTCAGTTGCTAAACTAGCGTTTGGCGTTGTGGCTTTATATCCAGCTTGTGTGCCGATGAAAACCCCGTGCTTCCAACCTGTAGCGCTCGTAGCGGTATCGCAACCTATAAAAACACAGCCAAAGTTTTTATCTGGTTTTATGTACGCAACGTTATCTGGATTAGTGTAAACTGCGTTGCAATTCTCTGCAAAAGTGGCAGTACCGCTAGTTATGTAGGCACCTAGTGTTGGTATGTTAACTTTACCAAATCCGCCCGGAATATCTACACCGACGAATGTTTGGGAAGGCTCAATACCTCCAGCAAAATCAGAGGCTAGGGGTACAGAATCAAAGTCAAGACCAAAATAGTAGTCATTATTGATGATAGACCTTTTAATCCCAGACGCTACGAGTCCGTAGTATGGTCTAAATGCTACTGTATCTGAATTGTCTTCTTCGGTTCCGCCAAGAGAAGTTCCATTTGGAAATCTTATAGATCCAAGAACACGTAGGTCGCCACTAATAGAAACCGTTGGCACTTGCGGGTTTGGTATTTCCCAAACAGGATTAGTTACTGGTACTGCACCTATCGGATCGTAATCAACAAGGGTCTGCTCGTGACCTTGAGAGTTTTGGAATCTCATAACGAGTTTTTGACGAGCTTGAGACGAAGATCCTTGATCTTGACTGCCTATAACCCCTACAAATCTATTGTTTTCATATTTAATACCAAAATTAAAATCATACGGGTCTTTGTTTAATGTAAATTTTGTATTCTCAGAATCTGATGAAATGATAGAAACTTTGCGCTCCGACCCTTTAAGCAAGCCGGTGATTATAGGTGTGTTTTGACCAATCGCCAATGTGTAGTCATTTGGGATGTCGTCTAAAAATAGATTATTGCCTATTAAGATGGCGTTATCAACTGACTCGCTTACGTCGGTTAAATCTTTCACACTTTTTGTTAAAGAATTATAACCAAGAATAACATTTCCGCTACTTGGCAGAAGATGGTTGAACGAGTCGGCTCCTACGACAGTGTTAAACATTGGACCAGAGATCCCACTGCCAGAGCGATGACCAACAACTGTGTTGTAGTGCGCATCTCTATCTAAAGCTATATCTATACCGTGACCGAATAAAGTGTTGCCACTTGGAGTGGTTTTGCAGCTAACCCTGTCTCTTGGCGTGTTGTATCCAGCGTATGTATTTTCACCACTACCGCCAAAAACAAGACCTCCTTTGCTATCTGACATATTTGGTGTTGCCAGCTGTTCGTTGCCAGAAGCATCTACAAAGTAAAGGGCGTGGTGCTGTTTATGCTCCTCGCAATCAACATTAAAATTGTAAGATTTAACATATAATTTGCCGAAGTCTGCTAGACCGGATGGTTTATCTAATTGTGATCTTACAGCGATTGTCCCGCTGTTGTATGGGTCGCCACTTTTAGAAACCAATAAAACAGATCGCCCATCTATAGCAGATAAGTCGTGAAACACATCTCCGCTGTTTGTGTAGCTTCTTATGTCGCCAATAGCAACTGTTCCACTTTGGTAAACAAAAAAGCTAAGTTCTTTTCCATAGTCGTCAAAATTAGAAATCTCAAAAGAACCAGAAGCCCCGTGAGGCTCTTTATACGAGATGGATGTACCACTAGCTGGTGTGTTGGAAGTTGTTAGAAGTTCTATTTTTGATCTAGCGCCATTAGAGATTGCGGTTGATCTTAATTCAGATTTACCGCTGGCTTGGATATTAAAAATAGTTTCTGGTAGAATAGCGGATGGTATCGTGTCGGATGTTGGCTGGTACTGAATGTTAGTGATACCAACAAGGCCGGATTGAGCTACTGTGCCGCCATTTCTAAGAACTGTTACAGCCTCAAGAATGTCTGTTTGGCCATTGTCTACGTGAACTGATAATCTATCTTTCATTATTTTCCTCTTTATGTATCACTTTCATCATGATAAACAATACTAAACCCTCGTTTACCAGAAGAGGTTTTAATCCTAGAAGCAAATTGTTGTGTTATCTTAACGCCAGAATCAACGGTGCCATAGGATACTGTGTAGTCGTAACCAGATGGGTTTCCTGTGACCGCATCAATGTGTGTACCAGAATTTGAGATAAAGTTAATATCTGCTGGTGATTGGTGGGCGTCTACATGGTCTTCTCTAGATATAAACAACCTATCGCCGGACGGGTGTTGACTTGTAGAGAAAACGCCGTAGCAGCCACTTTGTTTAATTATGGAAACAGATTCGTCACCAAGAAGTCTATTTCCTTGGAAATGATTGCCGGAAGTAACCTCTATACTAATATTAGATTGCCACCTAGACCTAGAATAGTGAGTATCCTGCTCTAAGCATGTTATGTTTGGATCTGCGTTTCTGAATAATAGTTTATAATCTCTTCTGTAGTCATAACCGCTAGAATGTACCTCAAGGCCAGCTCCGTCTAAACCTTCATCTGTCAAGAAACCACAAAAAGCGTCACCAAGAAGATCATCACCACAAAGGCCGCTACTTGCTAGATGTAGCGTTTTACAGTCGTAAGAGCATACATCCACCTCAACAATGTTTATATCATTACAGTAAAATCTACCGCTAACAACGACATCGTTAAAATAACCATCCCACAGCAACCTATTTGTGCCATCGTCGTAACCAAGGCTGTAGGAACCATCTTCAGAGGGTACAATGTTGCCATTAACAGTGACCAAACCCTGATTACCAGACGGTGTAGAAGTCCCAATGCCGACATAGCCACCGCTAAAGTAAACCTTTTCGTTAATAGATTCCCAAGAGAAATTAGAATTACCTAGATTGAAAGAATCGTTATGCGATGGGGCAATATCACCAGAAACCTGAAGAGCGCCATAGCCATGAAGGTTTCTAATACCAATAGCTAGTTTTCTGTCGAGGGTATCGCCATATAGAAGAGGTAAAGCTCCAGAAACTTCTGCTAAGTCTGGACATGTGTAATCAGAGTCTATTGGGTCAATACCAAGATAGAATTTATAATTTTCGCCGGTTGGTATATGGCTACCAGCTCCATGACCGATAGCTATATTGAAAGAGCCTGTCCTGAGTGACTGTAAAGATAGTGAGCCGATAGCCGTATTTCCAGAACCTGTGGTGGTTCCAGCTATAGAATTAAAACCAACAGCCGTATTGTAATCACCTCTTAGGCTGCAACCAAGAGAATGAGAGCCAACAGCTGTATTTTTTTCGCCATCATAGTTGGCGCCAAGAGCATAATAACCAAAAGCTGAATTATCTACACTTGACCTTCCAGCAAATTTTAATTTACCTAACGCTAGTTCACCAGCAATTGTAGTTCTTGTATCTGGTGTGGCAAAGTTAGCGCTTACTATCTCACTACCATCAGTAAACAGATGGACAGAATCAACCAAATCTCTTAGGGAAATTCTAAGATCCTGCGGAGAGATAAGCTGTGTAGAGTTGTCTTGGAGGAGACTATTCATCTTCTCCAGATAATCAGATTTTGATAATATCATGGCGACACCTATACTTAGTTAAATTTAATTTGAAGTGTTGAAGTGTCAAACTTCACAGTGTCACCAGTGTAAATAATCCTTGGGTTGTCTAAAGCGGCATACATGAGAAGGTTTCCGGTACCATACTCTCCAGAGTCTACAATGGCAATGCCAGATACCCACCCCCAATCAACAAGCGCGGCGCTTCCATCACCCTCGTCGAATAAAAATGAAGAAGCGTTTTTTATAAGTCCGCTACCGGCAGCATGATCTTCAAGATTATACTCCCATTTTGAGCTTCCAACGCTTGATGGATCACCAAGATCAATTCTTCTATAGCCAGTATCGTTTCCTGCTGCGTCACCAGATGGCAGCTCTGGTAAAGTGCCTCCAAGGTATTGCGCGTTGCCGTCGCAAGATTCAGCTGGCACACCGGAACATAAAGCGATAGCGATATTTGCTGGCTTTGCAAACGTTTCACCCCTAAAAAGGTGGTGGAGCAGACCTGATTCTAAATAGTCAGATAAAGAAGCCATGTATTTTTACCTCCTAAAAGTCCTTTAATGAGACTGTGATTACACCCTATTATACACAAAAAAAGAGCCATTCCCAATATTATCAGGAATGACTCTTTATTATTCAGACTGTCAAGGGCGATTAGAACGAGCCTAAGATAATTCTTCTATTATCTAGGACTGCAAAGCCAAGTTCAGCCCAGCCATAGTAGCCAGCACGCTGTTGTCTGTGAAGCGCAGGATCTTCAAAGACTTGCATTTGCTGCTTCATTGGCATGATGAAGCTGTCGTTTGCGCCTTGGTCAAGCCCAACAACCAATTCAAGGTCAGCAGCCTGAACGCTACCGCCAAGCCCGTCAGTGAAGAAAGTCTGGTATTCCTGACCTTCTCCAAGCTCGTCGAGATCGCGGAGGTTAACACCAAAGACGCGAGTGATGGGAGCGCCACCTTCGCTTGCGGTGTAGATCTCACGACGAGTTACCTCGTCAACCTGATCAAGACCCCAGTTACGCACATCTTCCAGAGCTTCTGGCGAAACGTAAAGGTCTGTCAAGCGTCCGCGATTTGCAGAACCTGTGTTACCACCAGCGTTACGACGCATGGTAGTCTGCATTAAAGAGACGAGTCTCTTGCTGAACAAGCCAGCGGTTGCATCACCATCGTATACCAAGATGTTACGATCAACACCAGCAGCCAAAATGGTGTGCCAGCCATCGTCGTTCATCTTCTTGGTGAAACCAGCTTCGAGAGCCTGCATAGCGCGAGCCACAATATCCCAACGAGCCTCACGAGCATAACGAAGCAAGAAATCAATCGAGCTAGTGATGCTGTAAGTAGGAATGGTGACGTAATCGCTTTCGACCGCTCGTTCTGGGATACGACCGTGACCGGGATTGGTGTAAGCGATATGCTCACCTTCAAGTCCCGGAGAAATTAAATCGAGAGGGTACTCTGTGGAAGCTCCCGGCTCGACATTAATAGTCTCGAAGATGTCTCCGAGAATATTACCAATAAGAACACCCTTACGCAAAGGAAGTTCTAAAGCTTTAGCGAATTCTCGCTGTGCTGCATAAGCAACGTTCTGATCGCTGTCGCCAGATTTTCTGAGCAGCGAGATGAATTCATCACTTGGTCTTTCAGTTTGCATTATTAATCTCCTTTAAGTTAGGGCGTATCAAGAGCCGTAGGTGTTAGGAAGGTTGACATAAACCTTTGCATATCCATCGGCGTCCTTGCTGGACATAAAACGTCCAATAGCAAGCTCACCAGACTGAGCAGCAAAAGTTGTTCCGTTACAAATACTTCCAACCGAAGTCGAAGAAGCAAAAGCCAAATCACCGGCCTTTGGATTACCTTCAACATTGCTGGTAACAACCCAACCGCGCGTCAAGACAGTAACTTTACCGCCCTTTTGAACTTCATCCTTATATTGATTAAGGTGAGTTCTGGTTAAGTCCTTATTAACAACGTCATTCAGCAAAATACCAACCGGGACGCTTGTGGCGGTCGCGGCTGCATACTTCACCAAGTTTTCGCCCTGATCCAATGCTGCGCCAGAAGCGCCAGCAACAGCAGCTGCATCTAAAACAACAACTCCACCACGAGTGGCAGTGCCTTCGTTGTAGAAAAAGCTGATGTCAGTAGATTCTTCATATCTATCTAATTTAAGAGCCATAGTTCAGTTCTCCTTGTTCATTTGTTAGAAAGTACATGGTTTGTGAGCCAATCAGCAACACTAGCTCTCGTTGCTTCAACAGGATCGAACTCGTCAGCTTCTACCAAAGCAGCTTCAGATGTTTCGACTTCCTCGAAAGCCTCTTGATTAAGTTCAGCTTCAGCTTCTTCTTCATCGGCTTTAGCTTCTTTTTCTTTTTTCTTCTTTTCGATAGCTTCCTTTACTTCGGGAGGCATACCGGCTTCTGCTTCGTCTTTTTTCTTTTCCTTCTTTTTGCCGTACATAGCGACGACAGTATCAAAGGCTTCATCTTCAAGAGCATCAAAAGCAGCAAGAGTTGCTTCTACATCTTCTTGCTCAAAACCAGCCTCGATAAGAGCGGCTTTGCGCTTCTCCATCTTCTCTTTCTTCTTCATCTCATCCATGTGTTCTTTCGCTTGAGCGAGTTGTTCATTGGATTGAGTCAAAGCGTCTTCGAGTTCAGCAATGCGTGCCTGAGTAGACTTGACAAGCTCATTAAGCTCATCAATAGTCGCCTTGCTTTCTTCGGCGGCAGTTTCAAAAGCCTCAATCTGCGAAGCAAATTCTTTTTCTTTAGCTTCTTCGACTTTAGCTTTAATAGCTTCGTTTTCAGCCTTAGCTTCTGCAAGCTGAGTCTGAACGTCAGCCAACTGCTTTTCTAACAGCGTGTTATCTGACATATTTACATCTCCTATTGAAAGTTTAGAGTTACAATCTTCTAAATCAAATTTTACGTTTGCTGATGTGTTTCCACTTAGAATTATACTTCTGGAATTAGCTGGTTTTTCTACCAAGCCTTTTCCTGAAAATGATATATTTCTTAGCGCCCTACCTACCTTATACCCTTCATATTCTCCGGTTCCACCATAAGATCTCAAGTGTTTAGTTAAAAATGCTGATTCATCGCTTCTCGCTAAAATTTTACCAACACCATCTTCACCAGTAAGGGCATAATCAAAACCGGCAAATAGGCACTCCATAGAAACGAACCATTTGCCTTCTTTGATCTCGGCAATGATTCGCTGCATCCTTTCCCTATTCTCATCGTTGGTCCAACTATTATAAAGCACAGCTTGTGTGATAATGTCAAACTCATCTGGCTTGGCATTGTCGTCATCAGCAACAGCTTTACCGTCTTTTGTTAAGACGTAACTTCCAGTTATGTGTCCTATAATGTCATTCTCGTTGTGCATAAAATTGAACTGCTTGTCTTCTGGGGTATTTCTAGCAGCCCAAGTAGCGTCTGATAAAAAGACATCATCGTTCTTGTTCCAACCGGTAGATACAAGAACTGACTCTAAATAGTAAAGGTCTATTTGGTCTTTGTTTTCTGCCACTACTCTTTCAAGAACTTCTTTATCAGAGATCACTTCTTTAGCGACCGCTAACTCGCCCTTTTTGACAGTAGCTTCAGAGCAATACGCAACACTGGCGGTACTCTTAATGAGATCGCCAATGCCGTCTTCGATTTCTTTTTGATATATTTTTATGCTCATATTTTTTACCTCAGTGGTTTATACACAAAAAAAAGAAAAAAATCAAAAAAGGCTTAAAACTGGCCGAGTAAATACTCAACATAGACCCCAATGAGCTTCTTCTTGTAAGAATTAATTGGTAGTTCAGAAGCTGAGACTTTGTTTGTTTTTAATAGGTTTTTTAATTCTATAGGGGTATTTTTAATATTGTTGATAGCTTCTGCTACAATAGTTTCATCTACATCCTTTAGTATTTCAAGACTTGCAAGGGTTTGAACTTTTAAATTTTCTAGATCACAGATCTGATCTTTCGTTAACTGTCTAAGGTTTTTCTTTGCGTTGATAGCAAGGTAAGCCTTGTTTATAGTATCAGAAACAACATCGAAAGTTTCACTGGTCCAAGATACAAGTTCAGCAACTCCGGGTTTTGATCGAGGTGTGTCAACCCTTTTCTTTCTTGGTCCATCGTCCTGTTTGAGCGGAGGTCTTCCGTTGTCATTTTTAGGGGTCTGTTTAGATTCCTGAGCTTGCTTGTTGAGTTCTCCCTGACGGTCAATCTTCTCCATGTCCTGCTTATGATTAGCGTTATGGAAAGGGCTAGCCTTGTCTGGAAGGTCTGGATTTACCCTATCTTTTTGCTCTCTTTTTAGTCTCATTTTTTCTACGCTTGGAATTTCTTTAAATCTCTCAAGGATCGTTTCATGAGATATAATATCCCTATCTGCAAGCTGAATCAGAAGGTTCTTTTCAGCAGACTCGTCAGATAAGCTCATTTGGTCAAATGTAATATGGGCTGGCTTTCTAAAGCCCATAGCTTTTCTAATGTATTCAATTTCAGCCTCCCAGAACTTAGCAAGTTGATCACGACCGTATTGTAATCTTTCTACAAGTGTTTTTAGCGAGATAAAGTTGTTAGTAAAACCACCGCTCTGGCCAACAGCACCAGTTAGGGTTGGAGGAACACCTAGACCAGCGTAGATGCTATTGAGTACAGACGTATATTTCTCAGAGCCTAAAAATTTGTATACCTGACTGTTGGACTCAGTATAAGAAAGTTCTGGACCCCAGACTAATTCCATAGTGCCTCCACCAACATTGCTAGCTAAGATATTGCGAAGCTTGTTGATAGCTGCTCTATTAGGGAGAATCTTATGGTCAAGACTACCAAGAGTCCATAGTCTAATGTTGGAGATAGCGCCATCAAGAGCAGATAAGTCAGCAAGTCTCATCTTTTCTAGCATTATAATATCATCGAGAATTGCATAAGTAAGAGGATGCGCCCACTGCTGCCAGTCGTCTTTTTTATAGTAGAATACGCTTAACCTATCTTCTTCTAGCGCGATCTTCTTTTTGCCGCTCTGTATAGCGTTCTTCACGTTAGGGGGTAGGCTCTCCATCATTTTCTTTGGAACGCCACCGTCTTTAAAGTTATCAAAAAATGTCTGCGCGGTAAGCTCGTAATTCTTCACTCCAAGAAAAAGATTTACTGCGCCATCCTTGTAGTCTATGTTCATTGGATTTAGAAAATTATATCTCCAAGGAACAACGTTCTGATCAATATTTGGAACTTCTAAGGTGATGTCTTTGGCTAAAGACTTGACGTATGTGGTGATTTCTGGTGTGATACTAGCATAGCTTTTGTATACGAAAACTTGACCAGTTCTGTAAAGGTTGTTTAGGAATCTTTCAGATCTCTCTTTACCGTTACACTTTTTAAACCACTGTTGGTAAAACTTCTCTACACTTTTGTTCTCATGAACAATATTTATACCTTGACTACCAAAGTCTCCCATGAGATCAATAACATTGCGAACAATTCCAACTTTATCATAAGCATCCATGCACATTTTTATGATACGCTTGGACCTTCTTGGAACCTGCTCTTCTGGCCTAAAGGCGTAGTAATCTTGGCTAGTAAAGCTGGGCCTTACGGATCTATTTGGTTCAATATCCAAATACTCTCTATGGTAAGCCTTAGAAACGCCCTCGTAAGCCTCTTGAGCCGAAGAAAACTCTTCAAACGCTCTAGCCTTACCGGCAGCGTCGGCGTCGTTCCAAGTTATAAGCGATTCTCTGGGGTCTTTAGTCATTTTGATTCCTATGCAATGAATTCAAATGGATTTAGAATGTCTACTATAGTATACACAAATCTCGTGAAAATCAGTAAATATCACTTACGGAATCTGTAAACCAATTGGGACCGCTATACAGGTCGCCTTTCTTGTCTACCTTTTCGACTGTAGCAAAACCGCCATAGAAATTATAGACGCTGGCCTCTGGTAGTCTAGCGAGCGTTCTAGCGGCCATATTAGCCATTAATAGTGCGGAGTAACGGTCTTTTCTGAGTTTACCCTTCTTGCCTGTCCCGATAACAGTCTCTGGCGTGTCCCACTTATCTCGACCTGTATTCGTTTGTGTAATCTGGATCATGGCTAATTCGTCTTTAAGATCTTCTATCTCCATAACACACTGTTCTAGGGTGTCAAAGGTTCTGCCTTTTAGTTCATCTTCTATTTCTGAAAGACCAAGACTTATGGAATCGAACATAGGAAATAATAGTGCCTTATCTTCAAAATCTTTTCGCATACCATGATTAGCCTCTGCCAACCAGTCATACTTAGAGAACTGACACATCTCAAGGATATGTAAGCCTTTTTGATCATCTGTGTCTTTTGGTTTATCTTCGTCTATTGTTGGCCATATTGCAACTTCGCCGTCTTTTATCTTGTCTTGATCGTGCAAAGACTCCATGACGGCAATGCCGCCACCGCCAGCGTCCATAGCGATATGAATACATGGAAATATCTTCATTAGATCTCTAATTTTTCTAGCGCAATAGGCATAAAAATCAGATTCTGAAGAGTATCCACTCTTGACCTTTTCTTTATGCTGCTCTCTGTTCGTTGTCCAGCAGTGAACAATTCGTCTGTGATCTTTGTTGACTTCTATTACAACGATGCTAAAGTTGTCAACCTCAGAAGCGGGGTCAACACCAAATATATAATGCTTTTTAAGATCTCCACGTAGTTGAGCTTGGAAGATAATATCTTTACCTTCACTATCTTTAACTGGATCTTTTTCGTTAGCAACACAAGCCTCAATCAGTGTACGCTTAAAGAAGCCCTGAGAATCGCGTGTAAAGCACGCTCCGAACTCCATTTGATAAATACCAGCATGGACCGTTGCCTTCGATCTAGCGACCTGTGAGGCGTCCATAAAGCCTTCTGGTAAAAGCTCGTAAGGAATACGTATAATTGAATAATCTTTCCAGTTAAAATCCTTTGGTGGGTCTTCTCCAAAGATATCTCGTAACCTACTTTGCTTTCCTTGGCTTTTGATTATAGATTTCCACTTTTTCCAATATTCAGCAAAATGATTGAAGTCATAATAGGCAGTACCGCTAAGGATAATTTGGTTGTCTTTTTTCTCTATGACTGCATCTGATTCTTCTTCTGTTATTATACCAAGCTCCTCTGCCTTTTTTTTGGCAGCTAATCTTTTAACGTTTTCTATAGGATCAGAGCTAACAGCAGCAAAACCGGCAACAACAGTTTCAAAGATATCCCTTGGAATAGAAGCAAATTCATCACTAATAATATCGTTAGCTCTCTGGCCCCTAATTTTTTGTCCGTCTCCAAGAGGGAGGCAAGTGACGCGAGAACCATTGATACGCATAACGCAGCGATCAACATCTCGTCTTGGTCCACTGTTTGCATCGCACATACTCCTTAGTACGGGAGAATTATTCCAAATAGTCTCCATATACTCAAACAAAACTTTAGACTGTCTAAACGCAGCCCCTACCACAACAACTTTACGCTCTGGTAGAATGAGGGCGCGAATCATAGAATATAGAGACAAGATAAACGATTTGCCGAAACCACGGCTTGCGATAAGCATGGGAAATCTTCTGTTCCACATTTCGCAAAGGAATAAAGCTTGAGATGGTAATATATTTATATTGAATACGTGTTTGCATAGGAAGGAGAAATACTCTGGTCTAGTCATCAGCCAGAGCATCCTATAGTGAAAATCGTCTTCTCTAAAGTTGACCACTGAGAACGGATTGAATAACTGGTCATCTTGTACGTCTAGGTTAAGCCAAGCTTCGTCTATTTTCTTTAGATCGCTCATTTTAGGTTGTCTATGTCCTTACATTTTCTGGTATCGAGAACACAATCTGCAAGACCATAGTACACGGCTTCGTTAGCCTCCATGAACCAGTCTCCATCTTTGAGTTTTCTTTTAAGATAATTCTTTACTTTTTCAAATTCTGGTTCATTGTAATGCTCTTTAAAGTATTTACCCCTCATACACTGCTCTGTATAGATATTTAGCATGGCATCTGTCATTTTCTTTTCAAACGCTGCACCTTTTTGTACATCTAAATAATTGCCTGAATATCCAGAAGAACCAAAATGACACATGAAATAGGAGTTAGGCGTCATGACCCTGTTATCTGCCGCTTGTAGTATGATGCTACTCATAGACTCTGCTTGTCCGTACACTACGATTGTTACATACGACTTGCAAAGAGATATGGAGTCATATATGGCCATGCCATCATTCCAATTACCACCTATACTGTGCATATGGACTATGATAGGCTCGTTTGACATGATATCTAACATTCTAATATTCTTATAGAATGTAGTACTCATTCTATAATCAACGCCGGGATCTTCGTCTGAGTTTGCAATGTAAGAGTGTAGATATAACTCTCTATTCTTATAATCAATTCCGTAAGACTGAATATCGCCCACTAGTTCAGAATTCATCATAATCTCCTACTGGTATAATTCGTTAACCCTTTTGATTAAACTAAGAACGGCCCACTTTGCGTTCTTTTTTGAATCACAAAACATAACATGTATACCATGCTTCATTTGAAATTCCATTATCATTTTTAACATAAATCTATTTGTAACTTTAAGCTTTCCCCAGTCAGATTCTGGAATACCTGACCCTTCTGGGAAATTCATAAGATCTGATAAGGAAAATTCAAACACCATGTATCTGTGTGGTATTTTTTCCATCCTTTCTATCTCTCTCATGAATCTTGCTTGGTCATGACCGATATTATTTGCAAATTCTACAACGCTAGCTTTTCTTTCAATACATAGTTTATCCTCAAGACCAACTATACTATAATCTCCGGTGTCTAGCTTTTGAGTAACCATACCTTTGCAGGTATGATACCTAGAGCTACTAGGCTCAAACGAATAACCTTCTTGCTCTCTTGTGTCTTTGATAATTATGAATGGTTTTGCTTTAGCCATGTTTTCCCCTTATTATTTCTAGAAATAACCCTTCGTATTGCTCTTCGTGACCGTTAACTTCGTTGTGACAACTTCTGCATAAAGTAATGCCATTTTGAACATCAAATCTTAATATGGATGCAGAAGACCATTTTCTAATATGGTGCGCTTGAAGTCCAGACTTTCTTCTACAGTTGGGCATTTGGCATGTAAAGTTGTCGCGTTTATACACGGACATTCGCCATTGTGCATATACTGGGTCGTCGTAGTTTCTTCTCATTTTGGTATAATCACTTTTTTAACTCTAATATCATGTACCAGATCTTTTACGAGTTCCGACGTTTTTTTAGAGTCATCTTGTTTAAGGATAATTTCTACTAGCTTATAAAGGGCGTTGTAACATGCTTCATCAGGATCTTTTGCTTCTACAAAAATAGTTGGATACGGACTGTTGTATTCACCTAAATTGAACTTAGCTAATCTACCCATTACTAACAGTAGGTCCATTTTGACCTTATATATTTTCACTGTTAATCCTTTATATCATGCTCCACCATCATTTTTACGAGATCTTCAAAAGAGTGTCTTGGAGTCCAGTTAAGTTGATTGTTCGCTTTAGAACAATCTCCTCGTAAGTAGTCTACTTCTGCTGGTCGGTAGAATTCTGGATCTTGTACTACATAGTTAGACCAGTCTTCGATACCAATGCGTGAAAATGCTACGTCTAAGAACTCTCGAATCGTATAGGTCTTGCCGGTGCAGATAACATAGTCATCAGGGCAATCCTGTTGAAGCATCATCCACATCGCTTCCACGTAATCTCCTGCATACCCCCAATCTCTAAATGCTTCAAGATTCCCTAAACGTAGCTTTGGAAATTTATGCCCATTAATTATAATAGAGTCTTCATCTACAGTAAATGTGGGCGAATTAGCATCTTTTTTTTCTGGATCTATTGCTCTATTATAAAACTTTAAATAATCTCCGATCCATTTTGTGATTTTCCTCGTGACAAAAGTATCTCCTCGTCGCGGCCCCTCATGGTTAAACAGGATTCCAGAGCTTGTGTGCATACCATAGCCTTCTCGGAATAATCTTGTAATATGATGTGCGGCACATTTTGCAATAGCGTAAGGGCTTTGCGGCATGAATTTAGTGTCTTCATCTTGATATTTATTCTGATTTCTGTCTATGTCATAGTTGCGACCAAACATTTCACTAGAACTTGCTTGGTAGAACCTGACATGGCCCATTTTTAAATCGACCATAGATTGAAGGATATTTAGACAGCCTTTGCCTGTAATATCCCATGTCAGCGCAGGTTGCTTGAACGACACAGCGACGTGTGATTGCGCCGCTAAATTATAGATTTCATCTACGTCATCGTGTTCAGTTAATATACGTGACACACTAAATGCGTCAGTAATGTCACCCTGCTCCAACTTGAGGCTAGGATTATCAAGAATATGGTTGATCCTTTGCGTATTATTGGTGGAGGCTCTCCTGCAAACACCTACTACTTTATAGCCTTTCTCTAATAGTAGGTCTGCAAGGTGACTTCCATCTTGTCCTGTTATTCCAAAAATTATAGCCTTCATATTATTTTTCCTTGTTCGGTATGTAAAAGTCTTCTTTGTTGTCCGGTTTTCCTGAGTCCGCACTGCCCATTAAGGGGTCTTGGGTGCAAATCCTTGGTGAAGTTATGAAGTGATAGTAATGTCTTCCTTTAAGTGAATTTCTTCCAAAGTTGTTTAGGTACCACTGGTCAATTACAAATTTGCCCTCTAGTACAGCCTCTAAGTTATCTGGTATCTCTTTTAATATTACATCGTATATGGTTTCGTTTACAGCGATGCCATGCGTACATGTGCTTTGGTTGTCAACCTCTAAGAAGTTGCAACCGGGAACCTTTGGGAATTCATACTCCCAATTATGCCCACCTAGTTTTAACATGTCCCAATTTCTAGCTCTCAACTCCTTTATCGCATTATCGAAATAATAGTTAAAGTATTTATGAAAGATTGCATCCTCTTCAAATACCAATATCCTTTTGTAATCATGACCTTTTGCATGTTCTATAACCCTCCTGCTAGCCAGAGTGTGTCCAGCAAAGTGGTTGTTATACTTTCTGCTATCTACAGCTTCAAAATATTGAGGTTCGGCCTCTGGATAAAATCTTTGTAGTCCCTTTCTGAGTCTAGCAAACTTTTCCATCCTTTCTGGTAAGCATATAACATAGATGTGATCAAAGTAATCTATCATTAGTCCTGAACTGTGTCTGGAGTTAAAAATGGTTGATCTACCATATCATCTGTGTACTTGTGAAATTGCGCTAGGCGCTCTTTCTCTTTCTGCATCGCTAAACGCATCTTCTCCATCTCTAATCCGTACTGCATTGTGACTTCTGGATTTGTAACAAGATATGTCATCCACCCAGAGAAATTTGTTTTACTGTCTTCTAATCTTTTAACCCGCTGCTCTCTTGTTGCCTTCATCTCTTTGAGCATCGAATTCTTCTTTGTTTGAAGTTCACGGTAGTCTTTGTTCAGAGACTCCTGTGAAGCCTTCAGAGAGGCTACCTGACGCTCCATATTAAAAAGGCCGTCTCTATCTATCTGATCTGGATCACGCTGTCTCTCAGCCAGTATGAGCCTTTCTAGGGTAGATATCTGCTCAATGTTATCTTTGTTATGTTTGAGGGCGCGGTTCATAAGTAGTTCTAGTTTAATTAAGTCTACTACTTGTAATTCTTCTGTAGGAATAACGTCATCTTTAAACTGTGAAATGATTCTTGCCCAGTGATATTGGAATAATTTAAGTTCATCATCAGTAAATTGTTGTTTTAACTCTACAAAGTATGGTCTAAACATAAGATCGTACTGAGCTTGCTCTAATTCTTCTGGCTTATCCATCCAAGCTGGGCGGTCTAGCTCGTTTTTTGCAACTTTTTTCTTGATAAAACCGAGAACGCTGTCTGGATCTCGGTCTAGTTCGGTTGCTATTCGGTCTAAACCGAGATTCAGGTTGCCTCTGATGAATTTTTCTTCATCTTTGGAGATTCTACCTTTCTTCATGGTAGCCATGCTCCTCTAGAATGTCTAAAATAGTGTCAATTACATCATCCCTTTTTTGTCTTGTGATATAGACCTCGTTAATCATCTTGAGGTAATCCATTCTTAGGTTTGCTGGGAGGTGTAGGTTGATAAGATCGACCATATCTCTTAGTTCTATGTCCTCATAACTGATTGTCAAGCTGCCCTCATAATCCACAATTGAATTTGCATGTTCTAACTGGGCGGGTTGTGTCACTTTTACTCGACATTCACTGTCTCCAGCGATGTAGTAATTGTCTCTAACGAAATTTTTTAAACGATTAGAAAGATTTACGCTGAGGAAGTTTTCCAGAGGGCGAGATTCATCATATCTATGTAGGGCTTCCATGCAAATAATAAAGGCTTCCTGTTTTATATCTTGCACTGTATAGCCATGAAAGGTATAGCGAGGGGCAATTCTGTCGCAAACTATCTGAATTTGCTCTATAACTTGTTCTTCGTTCATTCCTTTTGGTATTTTCATAATCAATCCTCCATTTTCAATGTTTTCCAAGATGTTCCGTCCCAGCCTTCAAACGATTTTTTTCTATTGTTGAATATAATTGTGCCGGGTTGGGGGTTCAGAGGGCGAGATCTCTGACTTTTTAGATGTAGGGCGTTGCTATGAACGGTAGAATTCTTAGCCTCTAGCTCAAAATGATTAGATTTAGTGACTAGGGCGGTATCTGTATTATATAAGAGTTCGTCTATGGTTACAGATCTTACATCGCCATTGATCATTCCGAGTGTTTGATTGTCCTTTAGCGGCACAATCTCTGGTAGGCCATCACCTAGAGAGCAAACTACGGAATTTTTAATAAGAAAGAGCGAACTTTCAGAGGTTGGATTGATTGAAGTGACAAATAGGTGCTTTTTCTCTGTGAAAGTCATAGGTCTTCTTGATAAAAGCCATCCGTCTTTGTCTCTGTAGTATTTTATAGGTTGAGTTCTTCTTAGTCTAAGGACTTTTGATGAATCTCTGTATACTTCACCAACGCCAATTTCTGATTCGAGCAGGACTCTCTTGGGGAACTTTTGAGAATCAAATAGCTCAACGTGATAAAAGAATAGGGAGCCTAAAGGAATAACCCTGTGAAGCTCAAATTGTTGAGGTAGTTGGATATGATAACTGTTTGCTAATTTAAGAAGGTCAGAAGATAAGCCTAATAGGGCAATATCTTTTTCTTTTTCAGCCTGACCAATTATGATACCGTAATTAGCCGTCGCTATTTTTCTCTCTTGTGTCATTTTCAATCAGTTCCTTTAGTGACCCATCTGCTTTTGATAGGTCTTCCTTTATTTCTTCGTTGAGGGCGGCTGTGCTTTTACAGACCAACTCTGTGTCGCACTTGTTGCTGCACTCTTTTTTTCTACACTTTGTCATAACCTGTTTCCTTTAGTTGCAATCGCGCATTATTCTTACACTCTATTATACACAGAAAGGGCGAATTTTCCAAAAACGAAATTGCGAATCTCGTATTTTTAGACTAGAATAGAGTGATCAATGGTTGTAAAGTGATCGAAATTCAGTAAATATTTGTATAAATCCGTTAAATAGGGCTATGGTTAGCGTGTCCAAGTCCATCTGAATAGATTAGTTACATGAGAGTGAACAAGCACTCCGAGGCTAGGCAAAAATTGAAAATCTGGGCAATGACCCACCATGTCAACCCAGTACCTGTGAAGCGCGGAAGCGAAAATTTAGTATTGAAAGAGTCTAAGTAATAGAAGTCCTAGCTGCTAATCAACACAACCAAGTGCCTGTTTACTTCTTCACAGGTATAGATGGTCTTGTTGTAGACTTATGGATCGTGTGGGGCGAAGTGATGCATCGAGGGGCAATCTCTTCTCATACTTATTTATTCTACTTAGAGGGATAGTTTAGG